ACTTCACAGGTACTAGGACAATACTTAGCATTTATGTACGACAAACTAAGAATGAAGCAGTTGGTTAAAAGGGCTGTTTTATTTGGCTTACTTTATGGGCAGGGTATATTCCAGTACGGATACAGTGCAGAAGAAGACGATGGAGAGGGACTGCCATGGGTGCAGGTACTTGACCCATTTGACACTTACATTGACCCTTACGCTAGTTCTATTGCAGACGCTAGGTATGTGGTTAAAGTTATATCAAGACCTAAAGAGATAGTTGAACAAAATCCTGTATACGATCAGGAAGCAGTCAAGGAATTAAGCACAACCTCTAAGACTTCAGAGAGTATGTATAAGGAGCTTATCAACACAAACACTAACGACACTACAGCCACAGGAGATAATATGCTACTTCACGAAACATGGTGTGTTACTAAGGAGGGCATAAGAGTAATAACAACCTGTGACGGAAAGATACTAAGAAACGAATTGACAGACTTTAAGAAAATACCTTTTGAAATATACAACCCTGACATAAACACAGGAGAAATATATGGAGAAGGTTGGGTTAAGAATCTTGTACCTTTAAACAAGGCACTTAATTACTTAGAAAGAGCTGTACTTGAATACAACATACTCTTTAGTAAGGGTAAGTATATAACCGACAGTAATTCAGGTATTAAGATAATCAATAATAAGAACGGACAGATTTTAAGACACAAACCAGGACACAACATACAGCAAATGGACATGAAGCCAATGAGTAGTACTCCGTTTGACCAGATAAACAACCTCAAGGATTACATGCAGAACATAGGAGCTGCTCACGAGGCGTTCATGGGTAAAGCACCACAAGGAGTAACGGCAGGGGTGGCCTTTGACACTTTAGTAGCTAATGCTTACACCAACATTGTAGACTTAATAGACAACCTTGCAGACTGTTTAAGCAGACTAGGCGAAGACATACTAAACATAAGTTACGACCACCAGTTAATAACCAAGCCTTTCAGAACAGAAACAGGAGACGTTTACTCGGTAATTAGCGGACAGGTAGAAGAAGTGCCAGAGGACGTTGTAGCAATACCAAGAAACCCAGAGGTTAAGGTTAAGATAACAGGAGGTATTTCACACACCAAGGAAGGTAAGAGAGAGATTCTAATAGGGCTAAGAGGTGGAGGTGATATAAGTAGACAGACTTTACTACAAAACTTTGACATTGACCCAGAGGAAGAGAAACAGAGGTTAATGGACGAGAAAATGGAAATGGTAGAAATGGCTCAAGCACAGGAAGCCATGATGGCCCCACCAGCACCAGAGGGTGTTGCATTAGAACAGCAAGTACCAGAAGTACCAATATAAAAACTTGTGATTTTTGCGTAGGGGGTCTTCCTCGAACCCCCTGCACAAGGCTCATAAGTGCCTATGCTATAATATAGTAGAGGTCACAAGCCTATCGAGGAGGTTCTTTATATAATTTTATCCACCTAATCGTCACTGAAGACGTTAAAATGTAGGTTATTTTTATGGATAACGAGGTAAATGATGTAAATACAGTAGAGCAAACTACTGACTCCTCATCAGGGTTAGAACAAACAGCACCGGATACTAACATCTCTGCTGGAGAGCAGTCAAACACTCAAGTATCAGAAGGTGATGAAAATGTCACGGATTCTTTGGAGGAAAAGAAGATTCCTTATGACAGGTTTCAAGAGAAGGTCCAGGAGCTTAATACAATGAAAGAGCAAATGGCCGAACTCAAGGCAAAAGCCGAAATAGCTGACAGACTCCAACAGGCTGTTAGTCCTCAGGTAACTTCTCCTGAGCAACAGGCTAGACAGAGACAACTGGAAGCAGCTAGAAAGGAGCTTGAGCAAATGGGATACGTTGACAGAAATACTGTTGACAGTTTAGTAGAGGAAAAGCTTAATGCGTACAAATGGCAAGAGAGGTTCGTTAATCAAATGGACCAGCTCGGTAAAAAGTACACAGGTAAAGATGGAGGCCCTAAATTTGAAGCCGAAGAGGTTGCCAAGTTTATGGACGAGCAAATGGCAAGAGGGAATCAGATAACTGATCCTGAATTAGCGTTTAAGCTTATGAATCTTGACCAAATAGCAGACTCTAAAGCTAAAGCCCAGAAGTCGAGCACTTATAGTGAGGCCCCTGGTAAGCCGATTCATTCGGAAACTGACCAGAGAAAGGCCGATTTGGAAGCCGCTGCCAAAACCGGAAAGATTTCGGAGTTCTTGAAAAAGTACGCCGCTCCTTCCGAATAATCGAGGCTTTAAATTAATAATTTGGTTCAAATGGCAAACTTTACAACATACGACAAGACCACGAACCATGAAGACCTAACTGACGTTTTAGTCACAATGGGACAGATGAAGACCCCTATGTTCTCCAATCTTCCTAAGGTTAAAGCAAAGAGTGTTCTTCATGAATGGCCAATTGACTCCTATGCAAATGCAGCCGACAATGCACAGATTGAAGGTTTTACCTACAGTTTTGCAGCATTAACAGCTCCATCAAGAGGTCAAAACTACACACAGATATTTGCTAAAGACGGTAAAGTCTCTAAGACTCAAAGAGCCGTAGACCCAGCAGGATACAAAGACGAGTATGCCTACCAGGTTGAGAAAGCTCTTAAAGAGATTGGTAGAGACATCGAGAAAGCACTTATCAATGGTAGTGCCGCAGGTAGTGGTGCAACAGGAACAGCTAGAACTTTGAAGGGAATCCTCGCTTGGATAACCACCAACGTTTCTACTGGAACTGGAACAGGAAGGGACATCAAAGAGTCCGAGTTAAATGACTTACTTGCTGATATTTACGCAGCAGGTGGTGATCCTGATACCATTTTAGTAGCTCCTAAACAGAGAAACAAAATGGGTGACTTGTTCGAGAGTTCAAGACAGTTCGTAGACAGTGTGAAGACATTCACATCTGCAATCGCAGTTTATGAATCCAACTTTGGTATGATGCAAGTAGTAACGGATATTCAAATGCCTAATAGTGTAATAGCAGTATTAGACTCAAGCACTTGGAAAATTCCTCAACTACGACCAGTAGCAAAGGAGGAAACAGCTAAGGTTTCAGACGCTGATGGGTTTGTAGTAGTCGGTGAATTGACATTAGCTTCTTACGCAGAGAAGTACAATGGACAAATCACAGGACTCGCATCCTCATAGTCTTACATGGCAGGGGGCTTCGGCCCCTTGTCGTCTTAATTTAGAGGAAACATCATGGCAAAAACAGAGGAAATACTAGAATCAATCGCCCCTAAGAATGAAAGGGAGCGACTTATCTTTAAAGAAGCTATCCAGAACATAGTGAGAAAGTTAGACTCACAAAACAAGAAAATGGTAGACAACAACATACCCTTGTTTAAAGCTAACTATAAGCAAAGACAGGGAGGTGGGGACGGCTTTTCTAATGATAGGGAAATGAGGTTGATTGCAGTAATTCCTACTGAAATGGTGACTATTGCAAAGAAGATGTATGGCGATGACGTGTTAACTAACAAGGCTAAGTTTAAAGAGGCCTTTGTTAAGAACGAGGAGGGTAGGTACTGTTTAACAGTAGACCCTAAAAGTATATAAACTTAATCGAGGAAACTCATGGAGAAGAGATTACTTAGAGTGTTGTGGTTACCAGCTGATGACGGAGGTTGTGGACACCACAGGGTTAGAATATTTGACGAGGCTTTTAATCGCTTAAAGTTAGCAGAGAGCCTTATACTTGACCCCAGTGAAGACGAAAAAGAAACTAGGGTAGCAGTAGAGTATGCTGATGTTGTAGTAGCAAGGCTTAATACCACTCCCTACACGAAACTAATTAAAAAGACCTGGCCTAATAAGGTTTTAGTATTTGACCATGATGACAATACTTTAGAAACAAAACCTAGCAACCCAGCGTACAAGGATTTTGGTACTGAGGATATATGGGTACCAGTGGACAATGTTAAAAAGACTTCTGCTTACAAAGAAGCTACAGTAGGTACAAGGCTTAAAATGGAAGAGAGAGGAGAGGTTCCTTTATGGGTTACAGGAATAACACAAGGTTTTAACAAGTTTAACAACCTTGACCACCACATGAATTTAATATGGAACTTATCAGCGTGTAGTTTAGCTACTTCCCCAGTACCAGAATTGACCAAGAAATGGGGAGCGTACAGTGATCTGGTAGCGACTGTGCCTAATTGTTTAGACATGAGCTACTACCCTGATGTAGAAGTTAAGAGTAAAAAGAAAGAAATTAGAATAGGTTGGAGTGGAGGAAGTTCTCATAGTATGGACTTAAAGACTATAATTCCTTCTATTAAAAAACTAGCCAAAGAGCATGACATAAAGCTTGTAATAAGTGGTAGTAATTTCCCTGAAATCTTTAGTCAATTAAAAGACATTGTAGAATACCACCCTTGGACTAAATGGGAGGCACACCCTTACAGAATGAAACTACTTGATTTAGACTTTGCTATTATTCCTTTATCTGATGACGAGTACTTCAATATGTACAAGTCGGAGCTCAAGATGATGGAGTTTGCAGCCCTCAAGGTTCCTATGATAATTAAAGACCAGTTACCATACTCTCCTTACATTAAGAAAGGGGAGAACGCACTAGCGTACAAAACAGAAGAAGAATTAGACAAGTGCCTAGAGCTTATGATAGAGGGTAAAAACAGAGACAAGATGATAGAGAACGCTTACGAATGGGTAACTACACACAGGAATGTAGACAACATAGCCAAGGACTTAGTAAAAGTTTACAAGAATCTTACGCCAGAGAAAACACAAAAACTCGTGGTATAATTAAGTAGGTAATCGAGGAATATTTAATTATTAGGAAATGACAATGACATTCCTCGAAATGCAACAGGCTGTTGGCCACCTCATAAATCAGGATGTTACTTCGGACAATCTTACAGTAACGGAAACTGAGGTGAAACTCAATTTAAACAGAGGTTACCAGAAAGTTGTAAACAGAATTGCCTCTTTAGCCCAGGATTATTATGTACGACTCTCGAAGGCAAACTTAACAGCCTCCCAGAGCCTCTACGGGCTTCCTAGCGACTTCAGAAGGATGATTAGGGTAGAAGTAGCCCCTACATTAGCTACCGAGCGTTACAAGGCCTACAGGGTTGATACTAATGCGTTCGATGATCCTGTTGATTATTCAGGAGATTCTACTAGCCCCACCTACAGTATGAGGGGTAAAAACATTGAGATAAAACCAGTTCCTACTAACAACATTACTAACGGGTTGTGGATGTATTATGTAGAAACAGTAGAAGACCTAAGTGCAGACGATGATGTTCCTAATATACCACCACAGTTTGAAGATTTACCCATAGAGTATGCAGTAGCCAAGGCTAAGGCAAGGCTTGGGTTAATGGACGAGGCACAAATGCACCTAGCAGAGTTTTACAGAGAATTAGAAGAAATGACCAGTGCATTAGTAAATAGTAATAGTGACGACCCAGAGCAGGTTGTAGTTAGAGACCCTTATTTTAATTAGTTCTTTAAATGACTAACTGGACAGAAGTTGAAGACGTAACAACTGAGTACGGAAGTGGGGATATAGACGACGCTATCCTTTCAGAGGATGGTGCTTATATGCTTACGGAGGACGAAGAGTACATAGTAGCAGAAGGCCCTATAACTGATTACACAGAAGTAGCAGACTCAAGTGAAAGATACATACCTTTTGGAGTGGGGTTAAAGATAGCTACAGAGTCTTTTGCTTGGTTATTAACAGAGGGAACTAGAATAAGATTGATACACAGTAAAACAGATTGGAGTGAAGTAGGGGATTCAAGTACAAGTTATACAAAAGTCGGGGACGCTTAATTAAGAATTATATAAATGGCTAGAGAAGAAAAAACAATATCAGAATTAACAAACCTTCCTTCAGTAACAAGGAGTGAAGATTTAATAGTAGTAGTTGATGTTAGTGATACAACCGATTCAGCTTACGGAACTACTAAAAAGACTTTAGTTAGTGAATTTATTGGAGACACTGGGGCGACTGGCCCTAAGGGTGCGACTGGTTCAACTGGTCCTACAGGTCCCCAAGGAATTCAAGGAATAACTGGTCCAACGGGTGCTAAAGGCGATCAGGGAATAACAGGCCCAACGGGACCTAAGGGTTCAACGGGTAGTACAGGCCCTACAGGAGCAGACTCAACAGTTCCAGGTCCCACAGGACCAACCGGTCCAAAGGGTGCTACTGGAGCAAAGGGTGCTACTGGAGCTACTGGGGCTGATTCTACTGTACCAGGTCCTACTGGACCGACTGGTCCACAAGGTATTCAGGGTGTTCAAGGTATTACAGGGCCAACTGGAAGTCAGGGCATTCAAGGCAGTACAGGTCCAAAAGGTGCAACAGGTAGTACAGGACCACAAGGTGTTAAGGGTGATAAAGGAGTAACAGGAGCGACTGGACCCACGGGAGCAGACAGTACAGTACCTGGACCAACTGGACCTACAGGACCCCAGGGAGTGCAAGGTAGTACGGGACCAACTGGACCACAGGGACCCCAGGGTGTGCAGGGACCTACTGGTGCAAAAGGAAGTACGGGAGCAACAGGTCCACAAGGCGAAGAAGGACCAACAGGTCCTACTGGTGGTACTGGAGACCCTGGAGATATTTACGCAACAACTTCAAGTACTTCTATCAATTTAGGAACAGTTACAGGAGAAAACTCTATTACAGTTGATAGTGGTTTGGCTTATACAGCCGCACAGTCAATTATCATAGCAAACAGTGCAGTAAACTACATAGAGGCAACAGTAGTCTCTTATACAGGAACGACATTAACTTACAATGTAGGTACGGTTTATGGTACGGGAACTCATACTTCTTGGGATGTTAACCTAGCAGGAGCCCCTGGACCAAAGGGTGCGACGGGACCAACTGGTCCTAAAGGAGCGACGGGACCAAAAGGCGATACTGGAAGTACAGGTCCAACAGGTCCACAAGGAACTACAGGAAGTGTAGGCCCAACTGGTCCCCAAGGGATTCAGGGTACGACAGGACCTAAGGGTTCAACTGGTTCAACTGGACCTCAAGGTATACAGGGAATAACTGGTCCGACTGGCCCTCAGGGAATACAGGGTGTAACTGGACCACAAGGCTCGACAGGAGTACAAGGTCCGACTGGTAGTGCTGGAGCGGTTGGTGCGACAGGACCGACTGGGCCAGCAGGTGCTAATGGTGCTACAGGTCCAACGGGTCCAACAGGTCCTCAGGGTCCTACTGGCCCTACAG